GAAGCTAGTTCCGGCCGTGTGTGTGTTCTTCGAGAACCTATTACGTACAGAGGCTATTCCTCGATATTGGGCTATCGGATGATTATGGCTCCTCGACGACCTGGGTATGACGCTCAATACGAGCGGGCTCGGGCATTGCTACTGCGTAATAGGCCACCGTGCGCCCATGGTTGCGGGCGGATGGCCGACACGGCCGACCATCAACCGCCGTTGTCTGCGCCTGGTCATGTTCACCGCCAAGGTTCGGGCTGTTGCCGGTTGATACCGGCCTGTTCGATCTGTAACTATGGCCATGCCTTGACCAGCCGGCGCAATCTGCCGAGACCGAGCCGGCGATGGTAGCCCGTCGTCGTCTCGTGTTGCCTCGGTTTGGTACTCCCCGCCGGGATCGCCCAACTCTGGGTCCGCTGTTGCTGGACACGGCGAAGCAGATGGGGATCGAGTTCCACGCTTGGCAACGGCTTGTGTCCGATGTGTCGATGGAGCTCAGGCCGAGACCGAAATCGGGCAAGACTCCGCAGCTGCGCCTCGCCGCTGGGATCGTCGGGGTGATGGTCGGGCGCCAGACTGGTAAGACCACTTGGGCTGCTGCTCGGATCGCTGCCCAAGCGATGCTGCCGTCGCGCAGCGAGGTAGCGAAGCTGCTCGGGATCGATACCATACGACCGCAACACATAGCGTTCACCGCTCAGGATCGCACCGCCGCCCTTAAGCGCTTCGAAGAACACGTCGAGTGGATCATGTCCGGTGAGTTGCGTAGGGCGGTGATGACAGTGCGCCGGCAACGAGGCGACGAGATGGTGAAGTTCCGCAATGGTTCGACCTATTCGGTGGTGACTCCTTCGACCACTGGCGCGCGCGGCGCCTCGCTCGATTTGGCGATCATCGACGAGGCTTTGGCCCATGACTCGTCGTTGTTGGCGGCGATCCGCCCGACGATGGCACAACGGGATGGCGCCTCCGGCTGTATCGGGGCGCAGCTGGTGATCGTGTCGAACGCCGGCGACGAGCGCTCGAGCCTGCTCAACGGCGAGCGTGAGCGGGGCCGGCGTGCGGTGGTCGACGGCGACGAGGCGCGTTGCTGGTTCGAGTGGTCGGCGGCGGATGATGCTGACCCGTATGATCCGGCGACTTGGCGGGCGACAATCCCGACTCTGGACCAACCCGACGGTCTGACTTCGGAGTATCTCCGCCTGGAGGCGGAAACGATGGAGTCGGACGATTTCCGGCGTGAGTACCTGTGCATGCACACGCTACGGCCCGAGGCGACGTTGTTCGATCGTGACGCCTGGGAGCGGCTGCCGGCGACGGCGATGGGTGCTCCTTCGGCGTTCGGTATCGACGCCATGCCGAATGGCGATGCGGCGGCGGTGGTGGCAGTGTCGGGTGGTGGCGATGCCGAGCTGCAGCTCGAGGTGGTCGACCACCAGCTCGGGGTCGGTTGGGTGCAGGCCCGTGTCCTGGAGCTCTACGAACGGTGGCGGGTGCCGATCGTGGTGGATGCGCTGGGTCCATTGGCCTGGGTGGTCCCCGCCTTAGAACGCGCCGGGGTCGAGCTGGTCCAGGCTCGCACGGCCGATGTCCTTGATGCTGCCGCTGCCTTTCGGGTGGCGGTCGTCGAGGGGCGCGTCGCCCATCCTCCCGACCCGAGATTGTCCGCCGCAGTCCAGGCAGCGAGGGGGCGGCGCGTGGGGGCGCGCCTGGGGATCAATCGGGATGTGCCTTCGGATGTCTCGGTGTTAGTGGCGGCGACGCTGGCCTGTTGGTGGGCGGACCAGTCGGCCCAACTCCCGGCCATTTGGTGACAAACGTCACATGTCCGATATCTTGTAACCGAGTTACCAATCTGTTTGAATAAAGATATGAACCGCACATCACCCCGAGCGTTCCAGCTCGGCGACATCATCCCCGGCCATGGCAAAGTCGTCATGGTCTCCGAGACCGCCTATATGACCACCCAGGTCATCGACGGCGAGCGCTTTGACGCTTGGATTCCGTTCTACGGCCCCAACGGCGTCGACACGCCGGCCGTCGTCGAGCCCCTGGTCGTGCTGTGGTGAGGCTCCGCTTCAACACCAACCAGCTCGACGACGGGCGCGTCGAGCTCCACCCGAGCCAGCTCGACGTGCAGCGCATCTTCGATCTGAACCTCGACCGGCTCGAGCTGCTCAGCGAGAGCGGCGATGTCTACCTCGCCGACGTGCTCGACGTTGACCCCGAGCCCGCCTGGGGCGGCGCCTTCGTCTGGGTCGAGCTGGCATGAACAAGTGCTCGTGCGGGCAGCCCGCCACTTGGTTGTTGCTCGTGTTCGACCACGACGACCAGGAGAATCGCGCCCATGACCATTGGGCGACGTGCGACGAGCACGTCGCCCAATCCACCCGGAGTCTGATCCGCCGGGTGGTCGACGGCGACGGGGTGTTGCGCCTCGCCGGCGACCGGTTTAACGTCGTTATCCGGGAGGATCGTGGTCCCAACTGACCCGAACTCCGAGCCCGCCCCCATCGGGGGCGGGCTCGTTCGCGTCTGGGCCGAGATCGAGCGGGTAGGGCGCCTCCACGGCTACGCCCACTGCCGTTGTCCGGACTGCGGGTTCGACCAGATGGCGTCGGTGTACAACGCCGTCACGGCGGGCGGCCAACCGAAGGCGAAGGGCGGTTGGCCGGTGTGTTACGCCTGCCATGGGTCTCGGGTGGAGCCGGTAGACGACATCTCCTCGATTCGGCGCCGGCGTCCGGGGGCTGTTCGCACCGCCCGACAGCTGGCCCAGGACAGGCCCGTCCGTTGACTTCCTCGCTTCGAGGGGTATTCCAGTGGGGTCCGGGCGTTCTGCGTGCAACGGAGAGACACGGAGATACCTCCCGTGACAAGCTCGATTGTGTCGCCATCCCCCGTCGGCTAGACTGAATACCCGTGATCGAGCGTCCAGCCTCGACTGGTCGCTTCGCGCCGCGCCTCCGGGCATCCGAACCGACGCTCGAGCTCCACGCCGCCACCTGGCCGGGATGGCCACAAGAGTGGCAGACACCGTTGATGGAGACCGGTGACCAGTGGTCCGGATTCGGCTACGGGCGACAGGACCCGAACGGCTACATGGCCCGAGTCTCGACCTTCGGTAGCTGCGTCGACCTAAATAGCCGGCTGATCGCCACTTTCCCGGTCTATGCCCTGTCCGGTGGGCGTCCGGTGGAGCTGCCCAGCTGGTACCGCACCTCCCCCGAGCCCGAGCTGTACAGCGACTGGGTGATATTCATGAAAGCGGCGGTGAACTCCTATCTGATCGCCGGCGAGACGATCCTGTGGGCAACCGGGCGTTACCAGCGTACCGGGTTACCGGCCAGGTTCATGGTCCTCGATCCGCAGCAAGTCACCGTCGACGAGCACGGCGACTATTGGCTCGACGCCGGCGACCCACTGAACCGGGCCGACATCTGCCATATCAAATACCAGCAGGCTCCGGGAGTACAGCGGCGTGGATTCGGCCCGCTGCAGTGGTCGGCCCGCCATCTGGTCTCGACACGGGTACTGGACGAGTACGCCATGTCGATCGCCCGCTATGGGATCTGGGCGGTGCTGAAGTCGCCGCGCGCCCTCACCGCCAAGCAGGCCGGCGACCTGCAGGAACAGTGGATGTTGTCCCGTACCAGTCGCCCCGGCTCGCCGGCGATCCTGTCCGGGGGGCTCGACTACGAGCCGTTGTCGTTGTCGCCGACCGATATGGCGCTGCTCGATCTCAAGTATTTCGATCAGCGGGCTATCTGCGCCGCCTTCGGGGTTCCGGCCCCGATGCTGTCGGTACCGACCGAGAACGGGCTCACCTATCAGACGACGGTGATGCTCGCCGACTGGCACTGGCGTGCCACCCTGCGCACCCATTCCGACTCGATCGCTCGAGCCATCTCGCAGTGGCTGTTGCCGAGGGGTACTACCCTGGAGTTCAATCCCGATCGCTATGTCCAGCCTCCGATCGAGACCCGCATCCCGATGTACGCCGCCGGGATCGCCGCCGGTGTCCTCACCGCCGACGAGGCACGAGCGGCGGAGCGGCTACCGACGCTCGGGGCCGAGGCGGAACCGAATATCGATTCGCTGATTGGAGCGACCACATGACCCAGTATTTCCGGTCGTTTACCGGTCCGGTGACCCGTAGCGATCAACACACCCTGGAGGGGCGGATCGTGCCGTGGGCGAGTCCGACCAGGATCGTCGAGCTCGATGAGAACGGCCAGCCGGATCGCTATCGGGAGAGTTTCGAGCGGGGTGCTTTCGACGCCCAGTTGAAGACCGACAACATCGGCATCATCCGTAAGATCACGCTACGGGACGAGCACACCGAGGGGCTCGGCAAGATCGGCTGGGCCTTGACCCTATCGGATCGGGACGACGGCCTGTGGGGTACGTTCCGGGTGCGTGACGCCGCCGTACCGGATGTCGCCCAGATGTACGAAGACGGGATCGACGGGCTGTCGGTCGGGTTCCATCCGCTGCGGGCGGGGACCAGGATCGAGGCTCGAGGGACCACCGATGAACATCGGGTCCGGACTCGGGCCTATATGGACCATGTCGCCCTGGTGGCGACCCCGTCCTATTCCGACGCTCGGGTGCTATCACTACGGGATGCCGACGACGAACTCGCCGAGGCGGATGCCGAGTTGGAGCGCCAACAGTACCTCGGCGAGCTCGATGGTTGGTTGGTGCAGGCCCGCAGCGGCTCGGCCCGTTGGGGTAAGTGATTGACACGGCGGCTCGCCGTGTGATGTACTTGTGCCGACAATTGAACGCCTCGTGGGAAAGTAGGACTCCCGCCGGCTCTCGACCGTAGCGACGGCCCCTCCATCCGGATACCGGGTGGTGCGAGTTCCCCGCCGGAGAGCGACTGAGCGACGACCCCGCCCCGGACGACCCCGCAACTATCTCTGTGGAGGGTTCCCCGTGACGGATACTGCCACCGCCGACCCGATGGTCGAACGGTACCTGGTCGAGCGCGACAAGAAAGTCGCCATGGTCGACAACATCAAGCAGATGGCGCTCGACGCCGGGCGTGATTTCACCGACGACGAGAAGACCGCCATCGGTGCGGCCAAGACCCGAGTGGGCGAGATCGACGGTCTGCTCGAGCTGGTCGGCGATTCGCTGGACATGACCGACGAAGCCAAGTCACGGATCACCCGTGTCTCCCGTACGCTGTTCCAGCCGGCCCCCTACCACCGCGCCGGCGAGGTGCTCTACGACCTGTTGCACCAGCACGAGCCGGAGCCGGGCGCGCGCCTGCGCCGGGCCATGAACCGTGCAGCGGAGCACATGGGTACTTTGATCGCCGATACCACCGCCACCGCCGGCGATCTCGCCGGCCTGGTGGTCAGGCCCGTGGTTGGGGCGGTCATCAACCCTTACGCTTCCGGCATGCCGCTCGCCTCGGCGATCGGGCTGCGCCCGGTTCCCGCCTCCGACGGTTTCGGATTCTCCCGCCCCCAGGTGGTCGATTCGGGGTTCACCTCCGGTGTCGGTACCCAGACCGCAGAGAAGGCGGAGCTGGCCAGCAAGGCGTTCACCATCACGGCGACTTCGATCTCGCTCGACACTGTCGGTGGCTACCTGAACGTCTCGCAACAGCTGATGTCGTTCAATCCGCAGGCGCTCGATATCATCGTCGCCCAGATGCGCCGGCGTCTCGAGGCGGCCATCGAAACCTACATGTACGCCGAGTTCGACAACACCACCGGTAAAGTGACGCTGTCACTTTCGGCTACCGCCGATGTGATCCTGACGGCGATCTACACCGCCGCCGCCAACTACTATGGCGTCACCAAGCAACTCCCTTCGCTGTTGGTGGTCGGGCCTGCCGCCTGGGCTCGCCTCGGCTCACTGGTCGACGCCGCCGGGCGCCCGCTGTTCCCGACGATCGGCGCCGCCAACGCACCCGGTACCGCCTCCGCCACCGATTTCGCCGGCACGGTCGCCGGCCTTCGTCTGGTGGTCACCCCGGCGATCACCGATGGCAAGATGTTTGTCACCGGCTCCGAGGCGATCGAGGGTTACATGTACGCTTTCCCGATCCTCGAGACGGTGGAGGCTTCGGTGCTCGGTCGGCAGGTGGCGGTCGCCGCCGCTGTCGCCGCCTACCGGCCGACTCCGTTCGCCAACGCTACCCAGCTGCTTGGGCCGTGAGTATCACTGCGGCTGATCTCGCTCGTTACTACGACGAGTCACTACCGGCGATCCTGTATCGTCCGCCATCGACCGGTGCGACGGCGGGCGCCCCCGGTACCTGGACCCCGGCCAACACCAAGCCGCCGGCGTCGGTAGCCGCCCTGATCGCCGGGACCCCGAACGCCGTAACCGCCTCGCCGGGTACCGCCTGGACCACTGGACAGTATGTCCAGACCCGTACCACCGGTGTTGCCGGCCAGGCTAACTGGAACGGTACCGCCTGGGTCTCCGGCGTCCACGCCCTGATGGCGCA